GGCGCTCAGCGTTCATACAGTCATAAATGATCTTCTCGATGCCATTAGTGTTCAGCAACACCAACTGCCCCGGCGCGTTGAAGCCATCGAACTGGCGACCCACTTCCGGCAGGGAGTCCATATAGTCCCAGTTGCCACTGGTGTACTCACCGCTGCTCAGTGTGACAGTGTGTTCACCGTGAGTGCGAGGGACGCGGGTATAAACAATCACCTCGTCGCTTGGCGTGGGATCAACCACAACGGGCGGTTCTTCTGGCTCTGGCTCAGGTTCTGGATCATCCACGCCGTCATCGGGTGGCGTGACAGCATCACCGCTTGTTTCAATCGTGGCCGTTGGACGGATCACTTTGTAAGTGCCGTAGGGAAGGTTAAGCACCTTCTCCAGCGCCTTTTCATTGCTTGTTGATCCAGGAACACCCTCGATTGGCACACCGTTCTCGTCGGCAATGATAAGGTTAGGCCATGTGGTCTTAACATCGCCAAAGGCATAACAGCCTATGACAAGACCAAGGATCAAACCTAAACAGCAATGTATAAGGATTGCTTTGTAGTTCATAAATTCCTGTTTTCCAGTGCAGCCATATACCGCTCGATACCGTGAGCGGCTCGACTGAGACCGGGTTTTTTGTTCAGATAAGTACGCTCGACCGAAGTTGAACCCCAGGGAGGGGCAAACTGTATCCAATCGTTTTCGTTTAAATAGGAAGTGGTTGGTATTTTCATAGCCCTGTAGCGTTCTTCCGCTTTCCAGTAAAAGCTGGCAGGCTCACCAAATACCACCACCTCGGCAACGCTTAGGTTCATCCACTTTAGGATTGCTGCCATCTGTACTGCCATCGCAGCGCCAAGGCTGTGGCCCGTCAGAATAATGGGCTTGTTGATCTTCGCTAGGCGAAGCGCGTACCGCTCACACCATGAAACCGCAGCACGACCAAAGCCCTTGTGAACTTGTGAACCGTTAGGCATTGAATAAGGCCAGAAACGAAGGTCTTTAAATACGTCCCTTGCGTTCCTAATCCCATTAATACTGAAATTGCCAGCAAATACAGATTCGCGCATCTCCGTACCACGGCATGAAATCTCTGTATAGCCGCCACGCTGCCGAACCAGTGCGTCATTCTCAGCTACTGACCAGATATCTGTACGGCTTGAATCATAAGAATCGTTGCACAGCACAGCTAGATCGTAGTGTGTTGGCTGCATGGCGGTATCTCGGTTTGAACGGTGTTGCCTTCAACGGTGACAATATCAATGGTTGTCACAGCAACAGTGCATCCGGTTAAGGCGACGGCGGTGACAAAAATAAGAAATTTCAGGGGACATCCCGAATCATTCTTGATATGGCGTTTGCTCTGTTGGGCGTTTGTTGTGCCCATCGTGAATCAAGCATCTCTATCCCGGCTTGGTTGTAGTCACCTTCATACAGATATTTCATTGTCTGTTTGAACTTCCTGATACCCGCGCCCCCCAACTGAAAGCGCCAATCTAGCAGGGCTGCTTTTTGCCGCTCTGTGGCTTCTTCAAACCACTTGAAGTGAGATAGGTCGTCAAAGCATTCAATAATGTCATTGACCAGCAATATGTCTATTTCGTTGTTGGATAATCCCTTGTGTTCCAGGTTTCTGCCAACCCCGACCGTAATAATCCCAAGGCTGTCTTTGTAGGCAAGGCTTCTTCGGCCTTCGTGTTGTTCGATCAGGTTTTTAGCCAGATAAATACACTCGCCCATGTCATTCGTCTGGTAATTTGTCATGCTTGAACAGGTTGTCCATCTTGGCATCAAACAGCTTTTCTTCGCGCTTATCCCTGCGATAGAAAACAATGGCCTGTAAAACCAAGCTGACGACACCGACGATGATCCCAGCCATAACGCCATAATCAGCCACGGTCATCCAATTCTGGTCTGTCATGGCAGTTTTAGCGGCTCCACTGGCAGCGGCAACACCACCACCAACAACAGACAGCTTGGGCGTTACAGAGGCAACTACCTGCTCGATTCCCTGAACTTTCTCTGTAAGCAACGCGCCAATGCTCAAAACAAACTCCTGACTGGCCTAGACATAAAAAACCGCCACTGTGGGCGGTCACGAATTTAGAAACCCCTCGCAGGGAGCTGATCTTACGGGTAGCTGGAGGGGCAAGGCCCATCATGGGCGAAAGGCTGAACCCCCGGACAATGTATGCCGCAGGGATTCGGATATTCATCACGCAAAAGGCGAATGAAAAAAGCCCCGCTATCTGCGAGGCCCAGTATTAGACACTAATAACAGTGTGGCATATTTTCGACGTACTGTCAATATGTACAGTGATGGATGGATGTACAGCTATAACACCCCGTTGCGCTTGACCTGCGGCAAGCGAACAGGAATGTTAGTTGCCGTCACCGGGTCTTGGGGTGGTCATCTTTAAATTATTAGCCGTGTACTGATACGCCACGCCGTTCTCGCAAACAAATAGCGGGTAGAAAGAATCCCGTTTCTCTATCCTCGAAACGCCTCCGTGGTTTCCGCAGAGGTTTTCAGCTTCGCTCAGTTCGTCGCCGGTCAATGTGGCCTTTGAGCACCCGGCAACTAACAAGCAAAAGCAGCCGACAATTAAAGTTTTGTGCATTGTTCTCTCTCCATGCCTTGCGGCTGTTTAAAGGGTTATGTGTCAGCCAGTGCATCATTGGCCATGTGCCAAGTTGCACCCATTTTCGTCAAACTCCCACCAATCATTTCTTGGTGCTGCCTAATATCTCGCAATGTTTTTCTAAGCCTGTCGTTTTTTGCGGCCAAACCCAAACAGAGAGCCTGCAACTCTTCAAAATGCACGCCGCTGCCATGTATAAAGTCGTTTACTTTTTTAAAGCTGCAATCAACTGGCATAGTTACCCCGTCTCTGGTTTCGGTTAGTGCCGTTCCGTTTTCGTCTAGTGTGTAGCTCATAAAATTTCCCTGTAATTCCCACATAACAAAGCAGTGGTGTGGACTCGCTCCGCTCGCCGCACACTAGTTCTGGTTTTCTTCATCGCTCGTTACCTCCGGGTTATGCCGCCCTTCTCTTTTCCCGCGCCCAATCTTCCAGTGGCTGAGCTGCCTGATCGCACCATCCGTCCAATAGAAGTTTCAGATACCGCCACTGGCTCCCACAATCCCGCTCAAAGTGCCCCGGTGTATACCCTGCCCTGACAGATAGCTGCGAGTTGTCGTACAGCGAGAGGCGGCTATTATCGCCATCTGGTGGCCTTTCGTATCGCACCTCCCTCATAGCATAGACAGCCAGCTTGTCAGCCGATCTAAGCCACCAATCCGGCCTAGATTCCAAACCTATCGTCATGCGGATTATTGGTAACAACATGGCCTCACACTTCAACCGAAGCTCTGGTGATTCTTCCACCGTTGCCGACCAGCAGTAACTTCCCCACACTCTCAGCGTATCACTGAGGGTATTGATCGCAGCCATTGCCCCTTTCTCGTATTTAATATCAATCCGTGTACCGTTCGAGTCATAGTATTGGCCCTCAAACTTTTTCAATGGCGAATAGGTGACATGGTGCCACAGTTGTGGGCCTGTCTTGATGGGCATGTCGAAGGTGTCTGTCATTCTATTCCTCACACCCTTCGCACATTGATGGAAACTTTGCCGCTAATTCTTCCTCCGTCGGCGGTTCTTCCATTTCTTCCAAAAGCTCACCCACTTCGGAATCAATCTCGTATAGCGCCTGCATCTGCAAATCCGTTATGTTGGTCATCAGGATATTCAGGACGGCTACCTTTTCGTCATCCAGTTTGTGCGCGTACAGCTTATCCAGCAGTGTCTTGATCATGGGGTTTTCTCCAATTCATACTGCGCGTGATAGAACCATTGAGCCATTGGCCTGCCGTGTCTCTCTGCGACCATTGACAGAAACAGCCAGTATTCAGCAACGTGGGCGCTCATATCTTCACCTTGTATCTGATTTCCTCACCACGCTCTTTGTGCAAAACCACACACGTCATGGATCGCTCTGCCCCGTATCCACTACCGGCATGCCAAGCATCCGGCGGGGCCAGCACATTCCACGACTCGAACATCATCCCGCCCACTTCCTCAGAATCCTTGTGGTGAATATGGCCCGTCCATCCGAATCTGTGCTTGCACCTTCCCCACTGCTCAGACAGGTTCCGTGTCACCGCTTCATACATCTGGCTGCGCTTGATCTTGTCGCCGTGATGAACCACCACCAAGTTTTGACCGAAGTCGAACCAAACGAATTTTGCATAGTTGTCTTTAACCTCAACCCGTGGATCTGAGTGGAAATACGCTTTGACGATTTCGTTCAGCCACATCGAGGCATCAGGGTCATGGTTCCCCCTGGCGTTAATCACCACCACTTTCTTGTGCTTGTTTAACATGCTGATAATCAATGATCTCAACAGCAGTCCAGCGAGATTCCCAACCCGCCCCATCCGACCATCAGTATCTAATTGCGCCTTGCTGGTGGGTGTCTGGCTGGTGGTATCGTTTGCGTGTAGAAAGTCCCCCACGTTTATCAATACTCCGGTTTCGCTGTTGGGTGATCGGTCTATAAGATTTTGCGTAGTGGATACCAAAAGCTCTGTTGATATGTCCGTATCGTAATCATCCCCGCCCGTCTCTGGACTCCACGCATACATGCCAAAATGGTGATCCCCGATCAGGTAACAGGACATTAAATCCCGGTCTGTTGATTTCGGTGCTTTGATCGCTTTATGTAGGCCGGACAGCTCCTGACTAAAGGCATCTGCCAGCCCTTTCTGTATTTCCTCAAGGGCGACTTTTTCAGGCTCTTGAATGTGCCACTGTAACTTTACAGCCCCATCGTCACCGTATGCCGTGGAAACTCGCTTTGTGGCGAATCCTGGGGCAGCGGGATGTGTTAGCCCGTGTTCTGGAGAATCGCCCTTCAATGCCGCCCTGCTCTTTAACTTGTTGATGACCGCATTCACTGCCGTCTTATTGATCCCCAGCACCGCGCCAGCCTTCCTCTCAGAACCTTCTCGCTGGTATACCTCGGCAATCTCTCGCTGCCTTTCGGTGGTTGCGTACTCAGCCAGGTTTTTGATCGTCATATTCAACACCAGTTATCAAACTCAATTCGACCAGTTACCCCGACCGCTCTTTGCTCTTTCATGCGCTCCAGTTCTAACCTGTAATGCTTTCTGATTTCGGACTCGCTCCGCTTGGCAATACGCCCCAGGCTGGTGTCGTTAGCTTTCTGTAACAGAATTTCATATAACCCAGATCCATGTTTTTCCTTGATACGTTTCTCATGTTCGTATGGGTGTGAGCCAACATAGCTATGGCATCCATAGCAAAGTGCTTCACAGTTATCAGGATCAAACCTTACGCCCCACCTGCCCCTGCCGTGGTAATGAGAGCAATGCAATCCCATGCTCTTTTCCTGGTGTTGTGCGCCGCACCTTTCACAGCACCAACTCGCCCTTTCTCTAACGCACCTAGAAAAGTATTGATCTGCTGCCTTGATCTTTACTGCACCCATAGCCGTTTCCTTAAAGCCCACACATTGATGGATCGGTTAGCCGGAATTTACTGCTTGATCCTCTTTGCATATCGGTTAAGAACCGGCTCATTTGCTCGACGTTGAACAAACTCGTAACCCGCACCGCTTCTTCCAGCATCTTTAATAATTCTTCATAGGAATAACGCTCTTTCAGCGTCCCCCACAGCGCACAGAACATTTCATCTTCTCCAGATAGGATTGGAACGCCCCACTGGTTTTTTGCCCGCGCCTTAATCTCGATTGGCGTGTATTCCCCGCCCTGCTTAGAAATCTCACCGCACCACAGATGGAACAGGCGGTTCTGAGCATCCCTTCGCTTCTCCGTGTATGGCTTGATCTGTACGCTGTATGGCTTGTCTTCTGATACCGGGCAGAGAGATACAGCAGCCGCAGCGTTAGCTTTCTGTGTGTCTGTCTTGATAATCCAGAAATCGCCGTTCATTCTTCAAAGAACACATAAGCCAAGAGCGCAGCGTATATGGCACAAACCATCGAGAAACTAAGACCCCAATCCCTTCTGTCAAAATCAACAACACCACACCAGAAAACAAAGAGCACCGCACAAAAAACCAATACATAAAGAACCCATTTCTTAATCATCCATCAACCCCTCTGCCCATCGCTCGAAAGCATTGCGTAAATCGCCGCGTCTGCTATCTCCTGCGCCTGTTTCGCAAAGGCCGGGTCTATCGCTTGGGCTACCGCTACTGGCAGCATCAGCATCAGCCCCGGCTTCCACTGGACAAGCTCCAGCACTTTCGGAATCCCGCCCTTTAGTTTCCATCGTTCGAGCCTTGCAGATCGTTTAGACATTGGCGTAGTGTCTCCATAATTCTCCGTTGCTGGGCTTCCCAACTGGGTCTGGATTGAAAATTCTTACCCTTGGTGCAAGACCAGTCTGCAACAGCGTTCGCAGCGATAGCCTCAATCACTTGCGCCCTTGTTACCGAAGGCAAAGGGTTGACCGGGGCTGTGTCCATTGGGAAAACTTCGTTGAAGTAATACCGGCTCGGTGTTTTGGCTTTTGTGCGATATTCACCGGGTTTGATCTTTGGCTTATCAGGTTCTGATACGAAAAATAGAAACGCCTCACAAGCCAGTTTCCCGGCCTTGCACTTGCTCCAGTATTCACAGCCATGACATGGGCCAAGGTCTGACTCATGCCACCGCAGCGGTACAGACTGAGTGCCATCAATGTTGAAGTCCGAAGTCCTAAGTGCCTGGTTCACGAAAACATCCCCTTCATGTTCTCTAGTTCACTAGCGCCAACCTTTTTGGCCCGCTCCTGTGCGCTCTTGTCTGGCAGTGCTTCGCGCTTAAACAGCTTGTGTGCGCCAGTGCCCCATGTCCCAGTCATTTCATCGGTATTCGGTCGGCATAACTTGGCAAAGGCAATGGCAGATGGAGGCCAATCGTCGCCCTTCTCATACATGCGATTAAGACCATCAGCGATCATCTTGGGTGTAATCCCCGTCAACGATCTGTACCAACCTTCCGTGGGTTCCGGCCCGTAATTCGTTTCCCACTTGTGCCCGTAAACTTCCAACATCCTGGCCCACAGTGTTTCCATCACCTTGAGGCTCGGCCTTCCGTCTTGCGTTGAATCGCTCGATGGGTGATCTTGGTTTATCAGGTTGCTGATTGGCTGCATGTTTGCCTCCCGCCATTTTGTTTCGATAATTTAGTTTTGCATGCATGGTCATAAACCATTTGGGTTGACCAGTAAGCTCAAGGTCGAGCTGATCAAGCTCTGAAACCAAATCCAGTTTTGAGTATGTTGATTGCATCCTGGCGAAATCTTCATCGGTTAATTTGATCGTCGTGTTTTTGTATTTATAAGATTCTTTCAGTTTCTTTTTAGATTCGTGTCCCGTTTTTGGTACTGGTCGAGTACCGTTTTTGGTACTGGTTATGTCCGTTTTTGGTACTGGCCCGTTTTTGGTACTGGTACCAATTTCGGTACTGGTTTTATCATCAGTAGTAGTCCCGTTTTTGGTACTGGTTTGCAGGGTGTAACTGTTGCTCGATCCGAAGGTTTTGACTGGGATAATCAGCCCGGTTTTTTCCAATGAGGACAAGCTCGACATCACCGTTTTTCGGTTTAGTCCGGTTTGATCAGAAATGTATTGGACCGATGGATTACACTGCCCAGTAGAATCGTTATGGCAGTTAGCCAGTGCCAGCAACACAAGTTTGTGGCTTGATCTTACGTCCTGACTCCACGCCCAAAATGTCGCAGACGCGCTCACAATATCCCCCAGGCAATCCAGATCAGGATTGAGGCAATGATGATTAGCGTGGTGGTGAAGTGTGGTGTCATACGAAAATAATCAGCACGATAGCGAAACCAATGACCACGCCGTAGAAAATTCTTGTGATGGATAAATCGGTGCTTCTCATGTCTTTCTCCTTGAAAAAAAGCCCACCGAAGTGGGCAATGCTAGGGAGGGCTAGGTAACTGTGTTCAGTTTTGCTTGTAGTTCCGCTATTTGCTTGCGAAGGCTGGCTTCACTGCCTTTGTAGATAAACTTTGCAGCCAGATAGATAGCAGGCTCATAGTCCCCGGTTTCCTTCATGTACCGCTCAAGATCATCAACGGTCAGTCTCATGGAATCGTTAGGCGACTGGGCCAGCTTTCTGGATAGATGGCTTGGACTTAAATCCATATCAGCAGCAACAGACTTTTGTTGTCTGCCAAGGCTGTGAACCCTGTGCTGAACGTACTCGACGCATGTCGAATAAGACGTGGTGATTTCTGGATCAAAGTCGATTGATAGCTGATTCATAACTTTCTGTTTCACCATGTTTCATGGACTTTCACCCATGATTTCAAGCCAAATAAAAAGGTCAGGCGGCTCTTGTTGAGCCAAGCAAATCATCAACGGTGTATTGATTCTGGAGACTGGCAATGACAACTGAATACTGTGTTTCACCTGTCCATTCCGTCCGGGGCAGTCCGTTCTTTGTCCACTTGCGAACAGCCTCGTATGACTTGCCGGTTGCAAGGGAAACGGCCTTGATTCCGCCAGCCTCAGAAATTGCTTGTTTTAGGGTTGATTTGCTCATAGGGGACATTATTGCAACTTTTGGTTGCCTGTGTCAACAACTGATAGTTGCTAAAAGTAATGCCATGATGATTTATCAGTGAAAACGATTTTTAAGAGACGCAAAATTATGAGTAGCGAAACGGAGAGGGTTTCTTTCAGCCAGCGACTACAGGCGGCTATGGCTGTAAAGGGTTATGCAGAAGAGGACAGAATCGCTATTTTGCGAAAATGGACGGGGGTGGGTCGGGAAGGGGTTAGAA